CCAGTGTTACCTGTTGCGCCTGTATTGCCAGTTAATCCTGTTGGGCCTGTAGGGCCAGTGGTTCCTGTTGAACCAGTAGTTCCTGTAGAACCTGTTGGTCCTGTAGGGCCTGTATTACCAATAGCGCCAGTGGCACCAGTGGAACCAGTAGAACCAGTATTGCCAATAGCACCTGTCGCACCTGTGTTTCCTTGAGAACCTGTATTGCCTTGAGAGCCTGTCGCTCCAATGGCCCCTGTAGGGCCTGTGTTGCCCTGTGAGCCTGTATTACCAGTTGACCCAGTATTACCTGTGGCTCCCGTATTTCCAACGGCTCCAGTGTTACCTACTGCTCCTGTTGGACCTGTTTGCCCTTGCGAACCAGTAGAGCCAGTAGGCCCAGTACTACCAGTATTGCCAGTGCTACCCGTATTACCTTGCGCACCAGTTACTCCTGTAGACCCAGTGGGTCCAGTAGACCCTGTGCTGCCAGTACTACCTGTAGGTCCATTAGAACCTGTGGGTCCTGTTGAGCCTGTAGAGCCTGTGCTGCCTGTACTTCCTGTGGAGCCAGTTGAGCCAGTCTTTCCTTGGCTGCCTGTAGCGCCTGTGGCGCCTGTAATACTTGGGCCTGTAGGTCCTGTTCCACCTGATGCTCCTTGAATTCCTTGTGGACCAACTGGTCCAAGTTCAATAATTTGTGGTTGGGTTGAACCAACATTATACACATTTGTAGTTATTGGAATCTCAACAACGGAGATTGAGTTTACATCAATCGCCATTATTGAACCACGCTTGCGTTAATAATAAACGCACCTTGCAAAATTTGATATACGTTATTTGCTGAATCTGTAAGATTTAAAGCATAGTTGTAATTGCCTGCAGCCAAAGCATTTGTCTGTGTGGCTGTCAAAGTTAAATTAACAGTACCAAGGGCGGCGCTAATTGTGATGCGGCCATTACCCGTTGAAAGTTCTGTAATGAGGTTGTTGCTTACGTCACGAACCTGCATATCTGCTGTATAGCCAGTAAGGTCAACAGGGAGGTTATCTACTTTCCAAGTTGGAGAGAGTTGAAATGTGGTGCCCTTGTAGACTGTGATGTTATAACGTCCTGGATTCACGTCTCTCCTTAAATGGTTGTAATTAAAGCGCCGTAGCCAGCGTTTGTAAGAATAGTTTTTTCAACTTCTGTAATGTTGTATATGTGGCCGCCTTGATAACAATAGTCGGCATCTTGAGTTTGGTCTACACCTGGTGTGCGAAGACGTGTTACTGCAGTTCCATAAACAAGAAGTGTGTCTCCGCGAGCAATACGATAACGCCACATTAAACGTCCAAATCCACCTGGTGTTTCATCAACATTTGGGGGCGTAAATTGGTATGCCATAAATCTCCTTGTTAAAGGGTCAAGCCCCCTTAGTCTTTACTTAAGAGGGCTTAACCTTTACTTAATTACTAAGCGTTGTGGATTGAAGAAGTTGATTCAATACGCACAAGTGATGCGTCACGGTAACGTGACCATCCTAGTACGCCGTACCATCCGATTGGACGGAAACGCATCAACTTATCAACGACTGGTCCGAAGATTACGTGTGGCTCTTCAGCAACCGCTTCAGCAAGTGCTTGCTTACCAGCAAGTAGTGTACGGAATACACGTACGCCACCTGTTGCGTTTACGTATGAAGATGTACCGAAGGTACCGCTGGATGAACCAGCACCTGTACCATCAGCAAAGTTTGCCATACGTGGAGACTCTACGAACATTGCACCTTCGTAGGTTCCGATTGTTCCTGGCCAGAACTCAGAAGAACCTGTCTCTGAGTACTTGTGGTCATCGCGCCAAGCGTTTGCGCCTGTTTCTGCACGCAAGTCGTGTGAAACTTCTGGGTGGATACCACACCAGTAGTATTCGCCTTGACGTGGAACAGCCTTGTTGGCACGCAACTTAGCAACACCTTGGCGAATTGCAGCAGCCTTGATGTAGTCAGTTCCGAGGATTGACTTCTGTGTTGTTCCGTTTGTGTATGTACCTGCATAGGTAGTTACAAGAGAACCGTTAACTGTAGCAATTGCGTTTGGTCCACCAACAAGGGTAGCCAATGCAACTGTGTCAAGTGAGTCAGCCATATTGAAGGCAATGATGTCAGCGATTGCTGGGTCAACATCAGAAAGTGAGAAGAGTTCCAACTTGCGTGTTGCAAGTGAAGCGTTTCCGTATTCCTGAAGTGTAACAGTAATCGGTGTTGTGTTTCCAATTGCTACTGCATCTGGGTCAGAAGTCTCTGATAGTGCTGTAGTTGCTGGAGATAGGTCTGTGTAAATCTGGAAGACTACAGAAGAACCTGGCATTGCTTGTTGTACTGGACGCTTGTCTGCAACATCGCGAACTAGCGGTACAGCACGAAGAGCGAATTCAACATAACGGTCATACGCGGTTTGTACTAGGTAGTTACCTAGGGAGCCGCTGGATGTATCTGTATATGCGTTGCTCATTGTGTCACCTCTTTCTTAAGGTTTGTGCGGATGGATTATTTGCCGCGAAAACGTGTAGACGGATTGCCAGTTAACGCATTGAGTTCATCTATTGATTTTGCTCCTGCCAATTTGGCCGCTATATCTTGGTCACGGCTAGGAGTGTTTGCGTTTGCTGTGGCAGCATTGATTCGTTGATACGAAGCAACATTCGCCTGTTGTTCTTCATCGGCTTGAACAGTCTCTGCGGTTTTAGCGAAGCCGAATACATCGGCGTTCTCTGTTAACCAAGCATCAATCTGTTCTGGCGTACTGACGTCGCCTGGTATAAATTTGGCTACCTTGTCAGGTACGCCTTTCTGTGCCAATACTTCTTTGACGGAACGAGAACGAAGGTCAGATTGGATAGCAGACAATTGTTCTGCTAATTCTTTCTTTTCTTTCTCTGCACGCTTTAATGCCTTGCGAAGATTCGCAGGACCATTAGCATCTTGTGTTTCATCGGTGACATCAAAGTCATCGTCTTCATCATATTGGTTTGCCATTTGGCACTCCCTTTCATTGTCGGATGCGCAGGCCACAAGTCATCTCAGGGGAAAGATGGTTGGCTCCCACTTCCAGTCTTTAATACGCGTTATCGGTGCTGGTCAGCCGTAACGGATTCTGTTTGTTAGGAAACGCCTTCTTCTAGTTGCGAGATGCTTCCCTTACCTACTCCAGATGAACCAGAGAATTGAGAAANTTCTTGCATCNTTANGCGGTCAANTTCTTGNTGNGCATTNCANTGCNCCAGTNGTTCCNAAGGCTGCCGCTTGTAAGGCTTGACCTACATCTCCTGCTGGGCCATATGCTCCATAGCGGCTTGCCAACTCTTGNGTGTTTGGCAATTGAGATGCGATGTTTTGGAATCCTTGATTTGCTTGAGATTGCGTTACTCCAAGATTAGACAATTGTTCCGCTTGTCCTTGTCCTACGTTTACTCCATAGCGTGCAGACTCTGCGCCAATCTGAGCAGCACTGATTTGTTTCTCAATGATTGGAGTAGCCACTGATGGGTCAAGTACGTGAGCAATCATATCTGCCTGTGTTAAGCCGTAGTACTGCTGCAACTGTTGAGTTACAAGAGGGTCAGTATTATCTACAACTTGCTTGGCAGTTGAGACACGCGTGTTCAATTCGGTTGGGCTTACATCTGCTGTAAGCAATTTGGTAAAGACGTCTTTATTTGTAGCAAAGTCTGAACTTAATCCATATGCTTGCATAACCTGAGCATAGGATTGCTCTGTTGCAATATATTGGCCAGGGCTAAGAACTGGTAGGCCAGCCTTTAGGCGAGCAGCATTTGCAGGAAAGCGTTGCTGAAAAGCAACTGCTAATGGGTCCTTGCTGTTTGGGTCCTGAGCAATTAATTGGATGGTGTCTGATGTGTAACCTTGTTGTATTAGGTTGGTTACGCCAGCGGCAACTTCTGCACCCAAGCCAAGGTTAGTAAATGTTGTTGTTAAAAATTGAATTGCATTTTGCTGTGTTTGAGCAGTGGTTGCTTGTGCTGATGCAGTCTGTGCTGCTGTTGCAGTTTGAAGGTCTGCTAATTGCTTTTGTAAA